CTTTGAAAATTCTCCGGAGGGATATTTTCTGGAAACTTTTCACCTCAGAACTGGTTAGATTAGGCAAAATTTGAGATTGAAAGCACGTTATTGGCTATTTGGCGCCAATACTTTACATAGAAAGTATACAAAAAGTGATCAAATCGGGGGTTAAACTCTATGAAATACGCACGAAAGAATGCAAGACCCCTCGATACGTCTGAAAAAGTGAGCGAATTCATCACGCCAGAAGCGAAAGAGGGACATTTGATAAACCTCGCGATGGATCTCGTCGAACAAAGACTGCGAGATGGCACTGCTTCTTCACAGGAAACCGTGCATTTTTTAAGGCTCGGGTCAATGCGTGAGCGTTATGAGCGTGAAAAACTCGAAAACGAGAACATATTACTCAGAGCCAAGACTAAAGAACTTGAATCACAGGCAAGAATTGAAGAACTATACGCTAAGGCGATCGAGGCTATGCGCAGATACAGCGGATCGTCAAGAGAAGAGGAAGACGATGAGAGGGAATCTTATTAGAACATATTCCGAGTTGATCAAGTTGCCAACTTTTCAGGAACGATTCGACTATTTAAAACTTGGTGGGACAGTCGGAGAAGACACATTCGGATTCAGGAGATATTTGAACCAAAAGTTCTACATGTCTCCTCAGTGGAAACAGTTAAGGGATGAGATCATTGTCCGAGATAACGGATGTGAACTTGCGCTTCCGGACATGCCGATCATGGGGAAAGTGTATATTCATCATTTAAATCCAATGACGATCGACGACGTTCAATATTTATCCCCTCTATTGACTGACCCTGAGAACCTGGTATGCGTATCTTACGAGATGCACAACGCCATACACTATGGAGATATTTCCAAAGTCGATCATGGCATGGCTGTAAGGACTCCGAATGACATGTGCCCTTGGAGGAGCAGGAATGATTAAGACAGATAGCTACGAAGATAATTGGAGTAAGGTGAAAGAGGCCGCGAGAACTACAATCAGTAAAGACGGTTCCGGCAAATACCCAGATGCGAGCTGGAAGAAGAAGATCCTGCTTGCAGAACATAGTCCGATTAGAAGGATTCGGTATTCGTGGAAATGGGTAGATATTAAGAGTTGGGTATCGGTTCACTTTGTTCGGCATAAAATCGGAATCGAACATTGGGTGTCCACACAGAGGACTGATCGCACCGGTATTAATAGAGATTCGAAGCCTCAGGATTCGCCTGTTACGCACGCATGCGAGGCCGATGCTCAGGCATTGATAAACATTAGCAGGAAAAGGCTATGCAGCCAAGCAGCAAAAGAGACGCGAGAAGCATGGATTGAAGTGAAGGATGCTATAGCCAAGGACGATCCTGTTCTGGCTTCTGTTATGGTTCCTGAATGTATTTACAGAGGGTTCTGCCCTGAATTCAATTCATGCGGATATTGCAATACAGAGGACTTCAAAATAAAACTTGAGGAGTACAGGAGTAAAAACGTATGATGGAAAGCATACTGGAATCGATTAAAACCTTACTTGGCCCTGGAGCCGATGATCCTCATTTCGATGCCGACATCATCATTCATATTAATTCAGTGCTGCAGATATTGACACAGGTAGGAGTCGGTCCTGAAGATGGATTTACAATTACAGGGCCCGAGGAAACGTGGGAAGATTTTCTCGGAGAAGAAAATGCCAAGAAGTTGTCAGCTGTAAAAACATACATGTACCTGAAGGTTAAAATGATTTTTGATCCGCCGACCTCATCCGCTGTAATCGACAGCTATAATCGGTTGATCGATCAATTCGAGTGGCGGCTGAATGTGCATGTCGACAAATAATTTGGTTGGCTTTTATACCTCAAAATAGAATGGAGGTGGTGACGTGACGAATGAAGAACGAGAGGATTACCTTGAACATCATGGCATCCTCGGTATGAAATGGGGCGTTCGAAGGTATCAAAATAAGGACGGAACCCTGACTGCTGCCGGCAGGAAGAGATATTTGAACGATGACGGGTCATACAATGAAACTGCCAAAAAAGAGATACCGACTACGGCAATGAATACTACAGAACTAAAAGCTGCTGTTGATCGGTTGGATTTAAACCGAAGATATTCGGACTTGACAAGATCTGTAAAAGAACAAGGCCGTTTGTCCAAATTGTTTTCCGATGTCAAGAAAGAAACACTCGATGGGATACAGGACACACTCAAGAATAAAATGGTGAAAGCGCTGTTAACTACCGTAGGTGTAAGAAAAAAGATGATCGAAGACATGAGCCCAGAGGAATTAAAGGATCTCATAGATGACCAAAGTCCTACTACACCAACACTCGGATTTAATGATATGGCGAAGTTGGCAAAGTATAAAAAGAATCTACAATCCATCATCAATGGATTTTCAAGAAACCAGCGCGATGACGAGGATGATGACTAATGCTTTCAAATACGGCCGTACCGAAGTATTATGGCCGATTTCGTGAGCAAGTTATTAATGGCGAAATACCAATCAATGAGGAAATTGAACTCGAAATGCACAGAATCGATGCCCTCATTGATGACCCAAATGTATATTATGATGATGAAGCAGTCGAAGGATATATTGCATTCTGCAACAATGAATTGACACTTACAGATGGATCTGATTTGGAGCTGCTCGATTCGTTTAAGCTTTGGGCCGAAGAGGTATTCGGTTGGTGGATATTTGAAGACAGGAAAATACCATTGCCGAGTAAAAACAAACGGCGCTCACGGTATCGGATTAAACGAGTTAAAAAGCGCCTAACCAACATTCAGTATCTGATCATTGGACGAGGCGCAGCGAAAACAGTCTATGTCAGCACGATGCATGCCTATTTTCTGAATGTCGATACGAGTACAACACATCAAATTGCTACAGCGTTTACAATGCGTCAAGCTGACGAAACTCTATCTCCACTTCGAACAGCGATCGCTCGAGCACGAGGACCGCTGTTTAAATTTATGACTCTCGGAAGTCTTCAAAATACGACCGGGAGCAAGGCGAATCGTGTGCATCTGGCATCGACGAAAAAAGGAATTGAAAACTTCTTTACAGAAAGCCGTTTGGAGATTATGCCAATGGAGGTTGACAAACTGCAGACATACAGGCCAAAGGTCGTATCTATCGATGAATGGCTGTCATGCGACGTTCGCGAAGACGTCGTTAATGCTGTCGAGCAGAGCGCGTCAAAGGTCGATGACTATTTGATATTGGCTGTTAGTTCTGAAGGAACTGTTCGAAATGCCGTTGGTGACACCATTAAAATGAAGTTGATGAAAATACTGAGAGGTGAAGTTTATGCTCCATGGATCAGTATTTTTTATTATCGGCTTGATTCGATCGATGAAGTCGGAAAACCCGAAATGTGGTTGAAGGCAAACCCGAATCTCGGAAAGACCGTGAGTTATGAGACGTATCAAAGAGAAGTCGAAAAGATTGAAGCTTCTCCTGCTGATCGTAACGACACGCTCGCAAAAAGGTTCGGAATTCCTATGGAGGGAACGACTTACTTCTTTACTTATGACGAGATACAGCCGCATAAGAAACGTGATTTTTGGAAAATGCCATGCGCCATGGGCATCGATCTTTCGCAAGGCGATGACTTTTGTGCGTTCACGTTTCTATTCCCAATTCGGGACGGCCTGTTTGGCGTGAAGACGAGGAATTATATTTCCCAGTTGACTTTTGACAAACTTCCGCTGGCCATGCACCGCGAGTATGAGACCTTTATTAAAGAAGGGAGTCTCGTCGTAATGGATGGCACGGTTCTCGATATGATGGTCGTATACGAAGAGCTCGATCAGTTCATCATTGATATGAACTATGATGTTCGATGTGTCGGTTTCGATCCATACAACGCAAAAGATTTCATTGCCAGATGGCAAACGGAGAATGGCCCATTTGGAATAGAGAAAGTGATACAGGGCGCCAAGACTGAATCCGTCCCTCTCGGAGAGCTCAAGAAGCTCGCGAGCGAACGGATGCTTTTATTTGACGAACGACTTATGACTTTCGCCATGGGAAACTGCATTGTAATTGAAGACAACAATGGAAATCGAAAACTGTCGAAGAAGCGGTACGATCAAAAGATCGACGCGGTTGCAGCCATGCTTGACGCCTACGTTGCATACAAACTGAACCGCGAGGCTTTTGAATGACTTATATATTTTATGATCCGGAGGTACTGTTATGCCTTTTGTGGACAGACTAAAACACGCATGGAATGCTTTTAAGAATAAAGACCCCACCATGACATATGACATCGGCCCGTCCTATGGATATCGGCCTGACCGGCATCGATCTACAGTAGGAAATGAGCGTTCAATCGTGGCTTCGGTGCTTAACCGAATTGCCATGGATACTGCATCGCTGGAGTTCAGACATATACGAATTGATGAGAACGGGAGTTTCCTTGAGGAGATCAATTCCGGACTCAACACTTGTCTATCCACCGAGGCGAACATCGACCAACCTTCTCGAGCGTTCATACATGATGCTGTATTGTCGATGCTCGATGAAGGATGCGTAGCTATCGTACCGGTCGACACCGTTTCTAAGCCAAGCGACACGAGCTCGTTGGATATTTTGACGATGCGCACCGGTCGTGTGCTCGAATGGCGGCCAAGGACTGTGACGCTCAGTGTCTACAATGAGCGAAGCGGAAAGCGAGAAGAGATAACCGTTCCAAAGGGTATGGTTGCTATCATCGAGAATCCTTTCTATGCCGTGATCAATGAACCGAACTCCACTATGCAACGGCTCATTCGAAAATTGAGTTTGTTGGATATTGTAGACGAGCACACAAGCAGCGGAAAACTCGATTTGATTATTCAGTTGCCCTATGTCATCCGCTCTCCTATGCGAAGAGAACAGGCTGAGATGCGCAGAAAAGACATCGAAAATCAGCTCGCTGAGGGAAAGTATGGAATCGCGTATACCGATGGAACTGAAAAGATCACGCAGTTAAATCGTCCTGTAGAAAACAATTTGATGAAACAGATCGAGTATCTACGGGACATGCTTTACAGTCAACTCGGCTTGACTCAGGAGATTCTTGACGGATCGGCTGACGAGTCTACGATGCTGAATTACTACAACCGCACCATTGAGCCTATTGCTTCTGCCATTACCGATGAAATGAATCGCAAATTCTTGTCTAAGACAGCAAGGACGCAACTGCAAACAGTCACATTCTTCCGTGATCCGTTTAAGTTGATGCCCCTTAGCAATCTTGCTGAACTCGCAGATAAGCTTACAAGAAATGAGATCCTCACTTCCAATGAGGTACGGCAGAAGATCAATATGAAACCGAGCAAAGATCCGAATGCTGACAAGCTCAGAAACAGCAACCTGAGTAACAAGAACCAGCAGGAAGAGGCTGCAGCTCAAAAAAATTTAGAAGAAAGGAAAGACAGTCAAAATGGAAAAGACATTTGATTGTGCCGGTTATGCCACGAAAGCAAATCTAAGGTGCTCCGATGGCAGAGTGATTATGCCGGATGCATTTAAAGAGTGCGATGGTAAAACTGTCCCGCTCGTATGGAACCATCAGCATAACGAACCGGAAAATGTGCTTGGACATGCTTTGCTCGAAAATAGAAAAGATGGCGTTTATACGTACTGTACGTTTAACGACACGGAAGCCGGCCAGCTTGCCAAACGCCTTGTGAAACACAAAGACGTAACTCAGTTCTCCATTTATGCCAACCGACTCAAAGAAGAGGGCAAGAACGTAGTTCATGGGATGATTCGAGAAGTCAGTCTTGTTCTTGCTGGAGCGAATCCCGGAGCATTCATCGATTCCGTGATCGCGCATAATGCGGATGGAACTGAGGTTGAAGACCCTGAGCAGGGGATCATCTGGATCGGTGAGGATGCTGCTGATCTGATCATTTCTCATGAGGACGACGGAAAAGACAGTGATGACAGTGATGAAACGATCGGAGATATTCTCAATACGCTTAGTGATAAGCAGAAGATCGCAGTCGGCGCCGTAATTGATGAATTGGTAAATAAGGATTCCAAAGATGACTCTGATGATGAAAAAGAAGAGTCCTCGGATGAATCCAAAGACGAAGATGAAGACAAAGATGAGGACAAAAAAGATGAAGACGATGAAAAATTAAAACATTCCGACGAAGAAAACGAGGAGGAAGAAGTCGTGAAGCACAATGTTTTTGATGATGAAACTCAGGAAGTTACGAAGAATGTTCTGAGCCATTCCGACGGTGTAAACATTATTAAGATGGCCAAAGATTTTGGCGGCGGTAGTCTTAAGGCTGCGATTGAAGCTTATGTTACCGCAAACGGTAAGAGCCTCAGCCATGCGGATGGCGATGATGAAGAAGCCACTGATCTCGGTTTCGATAATATCTCTACTCTGTTCCCTGAGTATAAGGATGTAAGGCCCGGTGCCCCTGAAATGCTGACCACCGATCAGGGCTGGATTAGCACTGTAATGAAGAAGGTCCACAAGAGCCCCATCAGTCGTATTCGTACTCGACAGACCGATGCTCGTGACATTTCTGAACGCAGGGCGAAGGGTTATAAGAAGCAGACTCAGAAGGGCTTTATTGGTAATTTGAAGCTGCTCGGCAGAACCACTGACCCCACGACCATTTATGTGAAGTCCAAACTTGATCGAGATGATGTTATTGACATCACCGATTTCGATGTTGTGCAGTATTTGTACAACTCTGATCGCATGAACCTCAACGAGGAAATCGCGACCGCTATTATGCTGGGTGATGGCCGTGAAGAAGGTACCGAGGGCAAGATCGATGAGACGAAGATTCGTCCTATCTGGACCGACGATGAACTGTACACCATTCATGTAGATGTCGACATCGCCAAGATGCGCGCTGAGCTTCAGGGCACGAATACCAGGGCTAACTTCGGCGAGAACTACATCTATGCCGAGGCGATTATTCAGTCTCTGCTGTATGCACGTGAGAACTACAAGGGCTCTGGCAGCCCCGATTTCTTCTGCACGCCGCACCTGGTTAATGTTATGCTGCTTGCCAGAGACCTGAATGGTCGTCGCATCTATGACAATGTAAACGAACTCAAGGCCGCGCTCAATGTGAACTCCATTGTTACCGCTGAGCAGTTCGTTAATCGCACCCGCAAGGTGACCGTTAATAGCGTTGAGCATACCAAGGAGTTGCTCGGTCTGATGATCAATCTGAGTGACTACAGCCTCGGTTCTACTAAGGGTGGGGAGATCACGCATTTCACCGATTTCGACCTGAACTTCAACCAGCATATCAGTCTTCTGGAAACTCGCCTTTCCGGCGCTAATACCCGTCCTCTCTCTGCCATTGCGCTCGAGATGGATGTGACTGAGTCTTCTGATGACGAAGGCGGAGACGATAATCACGACTAAACGAACTCTTAATCAATAAGGAGCGGTCAAAATGGCAAAGTTTTATGGTGAAATAGGATTTGCTGTGACAGTAGAGACACCGGAAGGCAGTGGCATATGGAAAGAAACGTTCACAAAAAAGAATTATAGAGGCGATATTATACGCTACGCTCGAAAGCTTATTTCAAATGAGAACGTTAATGACAGTGTCATTGTTGACAACATTATCAGCATTGTTGCCGATCCGTTCGCC